TGTCTTCAGCCATTCTTCTGCCATAAACTGCATGTCTGGAAGCAGAACTGGTTTACATCCCCACATACCTCCCATGATTGGAGTGTTGTGGTAAGGATGATCCCTCATGATATGAAGACGCTTCCCACTCTCGATCCATTCATCTACTGCTGCCTTCTCTCGAACACCCAAGCGACTATCCGTATCACGAACAATCATATATTCAACGGAAGAATCCCATGCAGGCTCAAATCTCCAGAACATAGAGTGTGGAGTGCCTGGCGAATCACGAAACACAACTTCGGTGTTTGTCATTGATCTCAGACGATCTGTAATCTCAGAAGGAACAGTATTACCAACATAATAACGACATGTCCATTCTGGATAAATGTCTGCTGCTATCTCCGCGTTTCGAATCGCACCAACAGTGTAAAGAGGATTGTCACCCCAAAGAGAAAATGCTATAACTCTCATTTTAGGATCGACTCCGTTTCTTGACTACTATAAAGATATTGATGCAAAACCTTGTCAATAAAAACTTGACTCTTTACCTTGGGATATAGTCTAAGCAACCAGTCTGCATCTTCACATGACTGACCGTTCGAGTCATACTTTTCTCTGAACTTTTCAGACTTGGATATTTCCGACTTGAACGGACACATATGAAAAGGAGGTCGCTTGAGGTCGTTGAAACTTATTCCATTAAACCGAAGTTGTTCCATTGGTGACCATTGATGGTTGATGTCAAAGTAAACATCGAAAGGATATCCATTGTAGTTACAATGTTGTTTAAAACAGATAACATCAGGATTCTCATCAATCGCTTTTAGAACTGAAGGAACATAATCTTCTGTGATGAAATCATCGTCATCTAGGAAACAAATATAATCACCTCTAGCCATCTCTAGAAGTTCGTTACGTTTCTCGTAAATGTGAAAAGACTTGTTATCAAGAAGAGACAGAATCTCTACATCATTGTCTGTAATCTGGGATTCTAATCTTGAAATAAGTTTTTGAAGTTTTTCGATTCTAGACGGGATGGAAAGTATTAGAATACTAAGTTTTATATGCTGAGGATCCTTTGGCATCAATCACCTTTCATTAAAAACGCTTGGTAGGGACGTTCACAATCTCTATCATACTTTTCTAATTCTAGAGAGTATATTTCGTAACCGTTATCATAAATAATTTCTCTCTGATCCCAATTATCTCGATTGTGAAATTCTACTTGAAAAATAACATTAGTGTTTCTCATGAGATTCTGAGCACCCCTGAGAACTTCCCACTCTTCACCCTCAACATCTACCTTAATGAAATCAATTTCTTTATTTTCAAAGTATGAATCTAGTGTCACGCAAGGAACAGATTTAACAACATAATCAGAAGACTCATTATTCTTGTCGGCGTATTTTTTATTGCGCGAACAATGATCCCCTTTTTTCTCTGTAGAAAGAAAATCTATAACTCCACACTCTGAAGAAACAGCCAAGTTTTCTATAACAACTTTATCACTGAGATAGTTTTCTACCAAGAAATTATAGTTACCTACATTTGGCTCAAAAGCATAACCAAAACTCATCATCTGAGAATAATATTGCAACAGTTCTCCTACACAGGAACCAACATCACAATAAATCATATCAGTTATATCAAATTTATCCATCAAATCCATAACAGACTTGACTTGTTTTGGATGATATTCTTCAGTCAAGGGAATCATTATAAAAATCCTTTATGGTGTTGAAAATTCTTTCATCAAAATTAGCAAACTCTATCGCTCGCTTCTTATTTTCTTGAACGACATTAAGTCTATCATGATAATAGTCTGGCGTCAAACTATTTATTTTGTTTATCAACTCGTCAATCGTTTGGAAAGTTATAATACCTTCTGGATTAAAGTAGTCTTCTATGTTAGGACATCCCCAATATATTGGCATAGTCTCTGATAGAAAAGCATCCACTATCTTTTCGGTGAAATAATGACCAACAGAATGATTCTCTATACAAACATGATAGATGCTATCGAACAAGGTTTCCTTTTCTCCGTTAGGTAAAGGAAAAGCATCCCTAGCATCTGGTGAAAAACATTTAGTGCTAGTATAAAAACTTCTAGGAATCTTTATATCAAACTGTCTTTGCCACAACTGTCTTCTTAAATTGTAACCAGGTCGATCAATTCTATACCATGATGCAAGAAAACTCACTCCAAACTTTTTGTTATTGTTACGAAAAACTTCGACATCATCCTCATAACACCCCAACCCGTCTGGATGATTTATCTTTCCTCGGTTTAACCAAGTACTTCCATACGGGAACAGTATTGCATTAGGACAAAAGGTTATGATATAGTCATCTGCACAAAGAATCAGATCATATCTTTGATGATATCGAATCACATCATCAACTGTTGATCTGTTTGGAGACATCATTGATTCATTGGAAAGAACTAAAACTTTGAACGAGTTTTCGTCGTCAAAAGTTTCCATTCTTGTAAAGTGAATTTCTACTGGAAATTCATACTTTAAATCTGGGCGATAAAGATATTCTCCGTTCTTTATAACAGGGTCATATAGCATTTAGAGTGTCCGTTAAATAATCTACCATGTCATTATTTATTGTGTGATTATTACCAACGTAAATTCCGTTGTTGTGAATATATGAAGAGTTCTTATCATAGCGTTTCATGTTAACACTCTTCATAAATGGATGCTCATACAAACTACCAGCGATTATTGGTCGAATATGAATTTTGTTTTCTAGTAATGTTTTCTTAACTTCAGAGATTCTACCATCTTTTCTGATTACAGGAAAACAGAAGTTGGACATCCCAGTTCGATCAAAGTTATTTTCATACTTGTTTCCATCTAGTCTGTCACAAAATCTAAAATAGTTTTCATTTCTAATTTCTATTCTACTGTCCAGATCTTCTATCTGCTTCATACCAAGTATGGCATTGATCTCGGTAGATCTCATGTTGAAGCCTGGAATCAAGAAAGTAAAATTAGGATCTACCATCTCTTCAAGATGTTCCTGTTGCATTTCTTGAGGCAACTCTCTCATGAGTCCATGTGAACGGAGAAGAAGAAGTCTCTTGTAAATAGACTCATCATTAGTACAAACCATACCACCTTCAATGGTGGTCATATGATGACCATAGTAGAAAGAAAATGATGAGGTTTTACCAAAGTTACCAACCTTTGTTCCCTTGTAGTTTGCACCGTGCGCTTCACAGCAATCTTCTAGAATTGTTACACCATACATGTCACAGAGTTGTTGTAGTTCCTCGGAATAACAATTAAACCCCAGAAGGTGAACTAAGAAAAGATACTTCGGGGATTGATTCCTAAAAATCTCTTCGAGTACGTTTAGATCGGGTGCAAAGTTATTCAGATTTACATCACACAATTGAAGGTGATCATTTTTCAACATGATAGGAGAAACTGTTGTTGACCATGTGCAAGCAGAGGAAACCCAGAGTGCTTTACCATGATCTGGCTCAACAGCATTCACTGCAAGAAAATTTGCAGATGATCCAGAGTTACAAAAAACGGAATACTTACATCCTTGCCAGTTTGACCACGCATTCTCAAACCGTTTAATGTTTTCGCCATAGGTTAATTTATTACCAGACAGAATAAAGTTAGACATCTCCTCCAGATGATCTTGAGGAATTGCTTCATCCATCAACTTCCATTCATCAAAAATCTTTGTCATTTTCTAGCCTTTTTATAGTTTTTCACAAACCAATTTACTGTTTGCCTGATACCACTTTCCAACGTAGTAAACTCTGGATTCATCAGTTTCTTTAACTTAGAAGAGTCTGATGGTTTTCTGAATTGTCCAGACATCTCACCATTATAAGTGACTTCTCCCTTAAATTCAAATTCTTTTCTTATCAATTCTACTACATCGCCTATTTCATACTCTTCGTCTGGAGAAATTATCAAAGGTTCTTGCTCATTATAGTTGTCCATTACCCATGCAACGATCTGGTGAAGGTCATTCGCAAAAAGAAACTCTCTTTTTTCTCTACCAGTTCCCCAGATTTCAACATTAGTCTTATTCTTCATCGCAGCATAAAACTTATGAATCAACGATGGTATTACATGACCAGAAGATATGTTGAAATTGTCATTAATTCCGTAGATGTTACATGGAACCAAAGAAACAATGTTCATGCCATATTCTTCCCTATAAGCCATCGCTTGAACATATTGCATTCTCTTTGCATGTGCGTAACCATAATTGCTGTCATGGGGAGGACCATTAAAGATCTGATCAACAGTCAAAGGATACTTAACATTGTCTGGGAAAATACATGTCGAAAGAAATGAAGCAATTTTATCGACACCAGAAACTCTTGATGACTCAAACAAGTTTATAGTCATCATCAAGTTTTCACGAAGGAATGTTCCTTTTTTAGCAGAGTTTGCACCTATACCACCGACTCTACCTGCACAGTGTATAACATTCCTTACTTGATTTTTTTCAAACCATTCGAATGTTGACTTGGGAGATAGTAAGTTAAGAACCGAACTGCTTGGTTTTTTACCACCATTCAGCGCAGTTCCAACCAGTCCAGAACCACCTGTTATTAAATAGTCTCTAGTCGAAAATATGTCTTGCGATTGCATCATCAACCATCTCTAAAGATTTCACAATTTCCAAATTATTCTTCACATGAGGCAACATCTCCTCATACAACTCTTCAGACAATGTATTTAGATCAAAATCTTCCGTGAACTTTATTATACCATGCTCATCAAAAAAGTCACCAACATTATCACATCCCCAGTAAATTGGAATAGTACCCGTTGCAAAACAATCTGTTAGTTTTTCTGTGTAATAATTATTCTCTTTCTCGTTCTCGATAACAAGATGAAAACGATAATCACACAATCCATCTCTCTTATCATTCCATTTTGTATTTAAATCGTTTGACATTCCTATCCGTGGTGATCCAAAAGCACCACCGAATAGATCTAGATTGGAAAGATTCTTTTCCGCTATCTTATGTCTAAATCGGTGTCCCTCACACATAACCTTGGGTGAACAGAACATTGATATACTCTTTGTCTTTGGGTAGATATTCCACCCATCTTCTGGAATCCAAGGAAGATTACTGACTGGAGGACAAAGAATAAATCTTTCGTCGAGATCTAATAACTTTTCACTACATGTAAATATTCCTTCAAAGTTCCCTTCTTGGAAAATAATTTTATGATAATGAAACAAAGCATCGACGACATCAGGAACAATAGACGTAGACTCGCAAACCCATCCATATCTTTTCTTACTAGAACCTTTATCTATCTTATTCGAGAACAAAATCGCTTTGTCGATTAGAATCTGATTCTCGACTGGATCCGAAGTCCACTCGAATGTTTTTGGTTTTTTGTTTGAGCATGTAGAATGATTTAAATCAAACCCAGCACCTATACATTGTATTCGATTCATAATATTCCTGTCGTTTGAGCATTCAAAAGATCACCATCAATTCCCATCTTCTTCAAAACTTCCACCTTGTCAGGAACGTCTGAAAGTCCCATTTCGATCACGGTGTGTTCATTCGAATGACCTGGCCAGACACAATATGTTGGAGGGAATACTCCGTACATACAATCTTCCTTATGTCTTTCGAACATACCAAATAAAATCTCATGATCGAAATTCACATCCATCTGCTTCAAAACTTCAGACGCTATATGAATCCACTCCCCAAGAAATGACTTGGAAATTTCATTATTCGCAAAGTACAAAGGAGATGCTTTCATCCCAGCCAGATTTGGTATCGAAGAGGAGAATGCTATGTCAACATTCTTCAAGTTTTCGTTATAAAAATCCGCCGGATACTGTCTAAAAATAGTATCGACATCAATCCATGTAACAGGTTGATTATGCTCTTGTAGTTTGTCGAGAATGAACTGGGGTTTTGAGAGACAATTAACTCGATAAGATCCGAGCGATTTCTTTTCTACCAAGTCCAAATCTATTTTTAGGTCAGAACAATTCTTTCGAAGTCGTTCAGCACATTTTTCGTAATAATCGTTGTCGTCACCTACAGTATAAAAACTAATCACTTTCATAAATCATTTTCCTATGTGGTATTTCGGTATCAACTCCCACTCATGCTTGTTCTTATGAGAAAGAATCTTTATCTGTCCCATACTCGCAAGAGGTTCCTTTATTCGATCTGTGTCGATTATATCACAAAGTTCCCATTCTTCAAGAAGTTTTGCAATAAGATTTCTTCTACCTACATCGCTCTCTGAGATGTCACTTTCTAATCCATCTAGAATAAACAATTCTTTGAAATGAACAATCGCATATTCTCCCTTCTTGTGAAGAATATGGCAAGACTGAAATAACTTATTCTCTTTTCTAGAAGAAACTCCCATCCTTGTCAGAGTTTCTTTTATGATCAGAAAGTCATCTTCATCTTCTAATTTAACTCGTACACCCAATCCTTTAAATACATCTTCCATGTTGTTATACCTCTATTCACTTTTTAGTATTTATACTTTAGTGATTTTTGAGGTAGATGTCCTTCAGTTCATCCAAGAACTCAGTCTTGAGCAGAGGAATAATCTCTCTTGCCTTAGATCTGGAGATCGAAAAATGCTTCACCACAACAGACATTTCATCAGTCATCTCGTTCTTATGAGTCTTGGAAAATCTCTTGTTCTTCCGAATGCTGTTGAGGTAATACTCATACTGCATTCGTTTCGGAAGTCCAGAATTCATGTTCATCAGATTGGCATGAAGAATTGTATCTGGAAAATAGGATAGACACCTATTTACGATATAGGGTAAATACGACTTTTCAGCAAACTCTTCGTTTTCTTGAAAGAGATTATTCTTCTTATGATTAATAGAATTTAGGAAATCACTCAGGTTCATTTCGTACAACCAATAGATCAGAGAACTTCACGACATCCACAACAAAATCACCATCCTTGTAGAAGGCACCATCATTAGATCCGAGTTTCCATAGAACCTGATCCCCAGGCTTTACATCGGTAACTTCTGGACCAACCGCATATACTGTACTCCAAACGTAGTAATTATCTTCAATTTGATTATCGGTGTAGATAATACCTTGCTCGGTTGTCTTCTTTTCCTTTAGAGTGGTTTCTAGTGCTACTAGATCTCTTACTGGAACAAACTTTTTCATGAATATACACCCCTGTTCTTATGAGGAAATTTTACATTTGGTACAGGAAGATCTAAAAACTGACAGAGTTCTTCCCATCCATCACCATTCTCCCAACAAAGTTCGATATAGTTATCACTATCCTTAAAATAATCTCGAACCATATCATTATGATTCTCATACCTTAAAATAAAATCTTCTCTATCTGGAATGTCTTCTTCACTCACACCATGCGTCTTCCAGAAATTAATATCACTGTCTGCTATCTTATCAGAATTTTCTCGAAGAGTCAAAATAAACTTAGCGTCTGGATATAACTGGTGACAAACTTTATATGACCACATCCAAGGATGATCACTGAATCCATCAAAAAGGCTTGTTACATGTTTAATCGCTTCTATTTTCTCTGGAGTAAATCCATCTGGATCGTACTCCTGATGTACACCATTCATATATGATGAAAACAATTCTCCATAATTTGCTCCCGGAATATGCCTGATACCCAGAATACCCAGAGCCTTTTCAAGAGAGGTAGTTCCTGTCTTGAACATTCCTATACCGAAGACTTTCATTTGAAATCACACTCCATCATCAACTCCACCATCAGAGCAGTTAGATTAATTTCCTGATCCGCAACAAAAGCAGCCTTGTATTGATATTCGCCAAGAGTCACGATTGCTTGAGGAATAGAACTTGGCTTGACATACTCCGACAGTCCCTCATAGATTGATCGAAAAATATCAGAGTATGAATTATCTAGGTTGTTCACAACCCACTTACGAACTTCAGCAAAGTTCTTCTGACTCATCGCTTTCATCAAATCCTTGACATGAACATCTCCCATCGAAGAAAGAATGCCAACATCAATTGAACCGTTGTACGAATACCTCTGTAGTTCATTCAGCATTCTACGAATGTCTGGAAAGTGCTTGGTGATAAGTTTTGCAAGAACTTCTTGATCGTATTGAATACCCTCAGTCTTCAGAATATCTTGAATCCTTCCAAGAATCTTCAGTGCAATCTTTGGCTTCTCATCACTCTTGATTGTAAAATCAACATTCGTGAACCGAGAATGAATCGGGGAGATGATTCGATTCTTGTAATTACAAGTGATGATAAATCGACAGTTCTTAGAGAACTCCTCAATCGCTCCACGAAGAGCAGGTTGAATACTCTGAGCGTTGCTATAATCAAACTCATCTAGAATAACAACCTTTGCATTACCATTCAAAGAAACAGTGCTTGCAAAACTTCGAATCTTTGTTCTCAAGGTGTCAATATTTCCATCCTCAGAGCAGTTGATAAGAATGTAATCTGCTCCAAGATCGTTGCAGATTGCTCTTGCAACGGAGGTTTTACCACAACCTGCTCCACCATGAAAAAGCAGGTTGTGGCATTCACCAGACTCCACCATCTTGGTGAGAGTGTCTTTGATTTCACTTGGAAGTATGCAGTCACTCAGTGTCTGGGGACGATACTTCTCGACGAACAAACCATGATCTAGCATAAATTAAATCAACCTCCGTACTTGCTAGAGGACTCTAGTGCAATATAATACGTCAAATCAATGTTCGCGTTCACGAATTCACTGATTACTGTCTCTGTAAAGTTGACCGTGTAATCGCCAGGATACATTCGAAGAAGATCTGACTTGAAGTTGAAAACAAAGTCCTCATCACAAGGGTTCTCACCAAGATCAACAGAGTAGTTGTTGCTGGTAGGATCTTGTCGATCGTCAACAACGGCAAGAATGTTCTTTCCATCCTCACTTGGTCGAATGGTCAAGTCTGGAAGTTGAAGAACAGAAGAAGCCTTCTGAAGTTCCGTAAAGATCTGCTGACTCAGTATAACACTGAGAACAGTATCAGGCATGTTGATATCCTTCGTAGGAACTGTCAGAAGACTTTCATCTGAAAAATAATACTTCACCGAGGATCCACTTGGATCACCGATGATCACATACTTTTCATGAAACTCCATCTGAGGATCACGAAACAACGAAATAGTTGAAAGGAACTTGTTCAGATCCCAAATACCAAACCGAGAAGGAAACTGTTCCTGCACATAAGCAACAGCCATTACATTCTTGGTGGGAGTGAGAGTTTGAATTTTGTTACCTTCATTGATCAAAATGTTGGAATTAAGTGTTGCAAAATTCTTAAGAATTGCAAGGGTTTCTTTTCCAAGTTTCACGGTGGTTTCTGTCATTAGTCTATATTCTCCAATTCATCTACCTGTTCAATGTCCTCCAAGTTGTTGGAGGTGTAGTTTTTAAGTATAACCTTATGCTGATTCTTTTTTGTGCGGAAAAGTTTCTTACTATGCTTTGCCTTTAGACGATCAAAACTGTCAGGCTCCGCACTCTTCTTCCTCGACTTTTTCATTAAAAGTCCTCCAAACTGTTTATTAAATTTTTAAGCCTGTTCTCAATCATGTAATTGAGCATTGAAGATCTATCTCCACACTCCGCGTTCTCATACGCTTCCAGAATGGAATGCTGTATGTTATCAGGAATCTTCGAAAGATCAATCAATTTCTGGTTTCTTTCCCATCCATCAGAACAAAAGGAAGGAGGAATGTTGTTAGATTCATACTCTTCTAGAATCAAACTAACCATCTTCTTTGTGAGTCTCTTCTGTCTCTTCTCTTTTACGACGAAGGTGTCATTGTCAGAGAGAACATTTGGAATGCCGTCTGACGCATCACCCATCATAATATGTTGAAGTAGAAAGTCATGAGGGTTCTCACACTCAACAAACGAATTGCCCATTGGTGCATACTGCTTCACATTTGGTAAATGAAGCAACTGCTTAAAGTCCTTATCATTAGAAACGATCAGAACCTTTTCTGTTTTAGAATACTTTGTGGCAAGGACAGAAATGATATCATCTGCTTCTGTTCTTTCTACCCGAATATTCTTGTAAGGAAAATTCTTACTGATCTCCTCACGGATTTCATGAAGTTTGTTGTAGATATCGTTCCAATCAACAGAATCTGTCTTCTGCCTTTCTTTTCGGTTTGCCTTGTACTCTGGAAAAATATCCTTCCTCCAGCAGTTAGACGAATCGTGACAGATTACCAGATCCCCATACTCCTTTTTGAAGGAGGATCTATACATTCGGTAGGTGTTGAGTACCAAATGACGAAGAAAGTTCTTTTCTTCTAGTTCTGGGTTTTTCAGTGATTGGAAAATGCTAGCAATTAGTATTTGGTTGTTATCAAGTAAAATCACGTTTCAATCCAAAACAAGACACCATCGTCTTGCTGATGTCTAGTATACATTATACCAGTTGTAGTGTCAAACCATTTATCACCCTCCTTGGTGAACATTGGCTCATAATCTGTTCGGAAAAAAGATGCCCCAGGTCCAAGAAGAAACCAGCCACTGTCATCATGAATTGGATGACCTAAATCTTCAGATCTAGTGGCAACATATGTTTTCTTGTTGTACTCTACAACATCGTCGAGAAAGTATTGAACGGGTTCACCATTCTCGTCGTATTCCTGATATTCCCCTCTTACATTCATCTTGATACTCTTAGTAAAAGTGTGTCTGAATTTATTCTTCCCGTAGCAGGAAGATTCTTGGCTTTAATCTTAAGAAGTTCTGACTTGATGCTATTGATGCCCATGGCAGCGATCGACTTATATGTCAATTTTGATCTGCCGACAGACTTGACAAAAGACTTCTCTGGATCAAAACCTTGCACCGTGGTTCCCTTCACTGACAGTTCATCGGTGGCTTCATAAAAGGCAACCTTGTCATACTTCAGATTGTAACACACCAAGTATTTAGATCCGATAATCTTCACAGGATCAACTGATTCAAAATTTTCTACTCTTTCCTTGTACTGAACATTCTTGACTAAGATCTCTGGCTTAACCCTCTTCCTTCGCCTCTTGATCTTACTGTTCTCTTCCAAGAAGGAAGAAACATTTTCAACAAAGTCTCGAAGATGATTCAGTTTAGTTTTGTTCAGAAAATCCCAAGCCTCAACAACATCCTCATTCTTTTCGTCAATGGCATCTGTGACATCTCTAAGTAAAATATTGTAATCCTGTAAAAGATCTCGAAGATCCTTTTTGGCTGGCTTGTAAACCTTAACAAGATTCTTTATGTTTGGCTTTCTGATCGAACCATTTTCGCGGAGGTTGACGATGTAGTCGTCAACCATTTTGTCAAGAACTGATCCAATTGTTTCTTCTTGCAGTTTCATTCCGGTTTCCAAAAGACATAGATGGGTTCATATTTTAGATGCTTTCCGTTCACTTTGCAATAGTTTTTACACAAAGGTATCCCATTTTCATCCACCCTATTTTGCCCAGGCATTCCTTCTAAAGCCATTTTCAGTTTATATTTATATTCCAACCCCATTTCTTCGAGAATATTTTTAGAATCTTCTTCTAGAGGAAGATAGTCACCCTTAACGAGAATGTCGGCAATATTCCATAACAGATATCTGCCAGGTGCAAGCCACTCTGCACAAGTCTCTAGGGTGGGACGCAGGAAACCATCCCTCCAAGACTCGTATGACGAACCATACTTCTTGTAAGACTGATTCTCATCCTCACTGTACGCTTCTCTGTTGAAGTACGGTGGGGAGGTAAAGATCAAGTCGATCTTTCCTTTGTACCGCTGAAAGTCTGAATTCTTGCTAACCTCTTCAGATCCTAACTGATATAATGTGTATTCATTTGTGTCGGAGAAGAAAGAATTGGATCTGGTGGTCCTTTGGTTGTAGAAATCAGCGACCATAGAATACTTAGAAACGCCATTATCGAAATAATTATCAGGATTGGGGTCAACACCAAGATAATGGGCGCGGCGATCGTCGCGCATAGACATAGCACCAAGAATCCGCCCACCCCAGCCAGCACTCGGGTCATAAATGTATAGAGTTTCTTTAGTCTTAACATGTTCAGTAAATCTTTCATAGAGATATTTAGCAGTCATGGGTGGGAAATTGACTGCGGGTTGAATGTATCCGATACGAAAAGCCTTGAAGCACGAAGGAAAGATCTTCTTACCCTTCTGGTACAACCGAATCGAATAGATCCGATCATCAGGCATGTTCTCGATATCAAAGGTAGAGTGATGCCGATACTTAAGCCAACCACAATCCTTAAACTTTTGAACCTGATCTTTTGTCAATTGAAGAATATCTGACTGCTCTAATTGGAAGTAACCAGTGTTCATTCCCTCTCTGAACTTCACTTGCTCAAGTAAAAAGTCATATCCCTTGAAGATATCTGATTGAGTAAAGAAAGCCTCGATCCACTTCTCACCAGAATCGACACTGACAATAGAATACTTCGTACTATTTTTGATTGCAGATAGTGCGTAGTTATAGAAAGAGTCTCGACGGAAATGTCTTAGAGATCCCTTATAGACTTGCTCAAATCTACTAGGATCCGCAATCAGATCGTAAATCGAATACCCATTATCTTTATCAGTATAGTTGATGCGAGTTCGAAACATGTTCTCGAAGAACTGATCAACTTCAGAACCACCTCTAGACTTGTTGATGATAACATCTCTAGGGACATCGCTCAATTCATCATCGAACTCGAATTCGTGTACAGGATATGTTTCTAACTTATTCCAGTTTTCGATGATATCCTGAACCGACTTTCCAGTTCTTGGTGGGCAACCATAAGTGTCCCATGAATGGGAAAGTGCATTACGCATTTCACCTACCCACTGTCTAAATTGTGTCTCATCCATTTCGAGAAGATCCTCGAAACAGACATTCATCTTGTGATTGATCACATATTCATTTCGTTCATATGGTATATTCATGCACCTACATTCCAAAAAAGAGCGCCTGGTGAGGCGTGTTCTAACATAAACTCCCACGCTTTCGCATCATAGGTGGGCGCCGACGGAAACGGGGGAAGAACCTTCGTCGGTTTGTTGAAAGCATAGGACGACTTGTAAATTTTCGCCCGACCATATGTTCCCGTGTGTCCCACCCGAACACAGTGAAACTCCGCGTCCGACCAAGCGAGTTGTAATCCCCTAGTAAGAGTTCCAGAAGAACCAACCGTCCAAACCTCACTGGGTGAAACATCCATAGATTGTGCCACACGAATGATCGACGCGATGACCGTGGGGTCGTCAAAACCAATAGGAAGCAATCGACGAGATGTAGGATTATCTGATACATAGTCTCTTGCTCTTTTTTCCGTAACGGAAAGCATTCCGTTTGGAACCCAGTTCATTATAGCACCCTCTTGTATTGCCTGCAACTGGTAAGGGTGTCTTTTTTCGACTGCTCTATCTGCCATAAAGATAACAGCCTTCTTGTCGTACTTAGTACATAGACGAGCAAGAGATATCTGTGCATAGCCAGTTGCAGGAGAACTCCCATACACCCACTCTTTAATTTCAGGCTGTGATCGGATTAGATAATCAGCAAATCTCATTTTAGATCCACCTCCAATCAAATCATCTCGAACAATTAGAAATCCCTCATGTTCCTCCACAATCGGAGGGGGAAGAGGATCTATCCAGTCTTTAATTAACGGGAGGTAATCTTCTAAGGTTTCTTCAAATAAACTCATTTTATCTTTATAGAACTAAAGTTGTTCTTCTTTTCCACTAGAACTGTCTTATCGAATCTATCTGCCAACTGATCCAACTTATGGCTGATTACAATTACACTACCATTCTTTTTGAGTGTCTTCAAATTCCTCATCAGTTCTTCCGTACCAGTCGAGTCGAGAGAAGAATCAAAGATCTCATCAAGAATCAAAAGATTGCAATTTGCACTGTTCTTTACTCTAGCAACTTCCCGCCAAGCAAATAGAAGTGCAAGATCAATCCTGAGTTTTTCTCCTTCACTGAAAGACATATAAGAGAACTTATCACGGTGTCTGCTCTTTATGATCTCTTCAAACTCCTCGTTCAATTCAAAGTTTGTAAAGAAGTTCATGTTAGTGAGGAAGGTATTTATCACACGGTTGATAAGAGGCAAGTAGTGTTTGATGATCTTACTCTTGATACCACTATCCTTCAGCAAAGAAACACAAATGTCATACTCTTTCTTTTGCAGTTTAAAATCTTCAAAAGATTGCTTTTGGTTCTCAAGAACAATATTCAGATCATGAAGATCCTGAGTTTCTTTTTCTAGTTCTTCTTGATTCTCAGGTTCTTTTGAAAGTTCCTTTTCCAGTTCTTCGTATTCCTTCTGGTAATTCTGAAGAACTTTCATGTTGATACTATACTGTTCTTGAATCTTCTGATTCTCTTTATGCTTATCAGAAACTTCTTTTATTTCTGCTTCACATTCCTCTATAGTTTTCTTGATACCATCTAGTTCAGTTTCAAAGGTTTGAATGGAACTAGACGATTCACTAATCTTATTCTCTCGGAAGTGTGAGTCTATAGACTGCTTACATACAGGACAGTTTTCATTGTCTTCATAGAAATCTAGATTCTTTTGTGCAGAGGTAATCTTGTTCACGACTGTATTCTTCTCGGAATTTAACGAAGACTTTTTGTCTCTCAGATTATCAAGTGAGTCTTCACCGATGCCATCATGAACAGATTCCTTTAAAGATTTTATAGACTCGATCAGAGTCTTTATTTCTGTCTTGAGGGTATCCATTTTCTCCTCGGTTTTAGTTTTTGAGGAGTTTCTTTGCTCTTCCAGTTTAAGGATATACTTTTCTTGATACTGAATTTTTTCTTCGGTTGTTTCAATTTTTTTCTGAATATCATTAATATTCTCTTTCAATAATGATACTTTAGCCTTTGCTATTTGATTCATGTTGGAGAAAACATTGATGTCCAAAATATTCTCAATAATTTGTCTTCTATCTGCCGGAGACAACTGCAAGAACGGGACGAAGGAAGATCTGCCTAGAATGACAACCTGAGTAAAAGTCTTATAGTTCATCTTTAAGATTTGCTCGTCCAACAACAATTGATAATCCTTGGACTTTGCGTTCTGATCAATCAGAACATCATTCTTGTAAATCTCAAAGAGTTTCGGAGATAATCCTCTTCTTATCTTGAAGGTTGAAGATCCAATAGAGAACTCCAGTTCAACTAAGCAGTTTTTGCCATTAATCGTATTGACAAGTTGAGGAATATTTATCTTTCGAAACGGTTTGCCATATAATGCAAATGTTATTGCATCAAGGTAAGCAAATGACTTCCCTCGTCCGTTCAAACCAGAAACTAAAATCAAGTTGTTCTCAGTAAAATCAATTTCGGTAAGAGAATTACCAAATGAACCAAAGTTCTTGAATTTTAGTTTTTTAAAGTTTATCATCAAACGCCTTCTTCAACAATTCTTGATCGGAATTTCTTTTCAGTGAGTTGCTTTTCCGCAATAACCCTTTCCATCTCCTCTTTCTTCTTTTGACACGCGGAGCAACCACCACTCTTCTTGGGTTGTTCCATTTTATGCTTTATAACATCCCCTGTCAAGTCTTTATACTTCTCAGGAGACATACCAGATGGTCCTATACCATTGTTTGGGTATCCAATAGTTACGTTTTCTCCAGACTTAATATCCTTCAGGGCATAGAATCGAAGAACTCGCATCTTTGAATCGAACTGGAAATATGCATTTGGTGTGCTAGATGAATTATAAGCAAAAGCATTTCCAAGAGGAATGATGACATGATTGCCAACTTCATCGGACTTGTACACGTTTTCATCTTCTGGTAGACACCAGAAAAGATAAGCGGCAACCTTATCCCGAAGAGAAGCAATAAAATCATCTCGGCGGGATTCAAGAACATAGTAGTAGCACTCTTCTAGAAGATCACCCCTATTCACATCCTTGCTAGTAATTACCTTCGAAAGTCCAGTAGAATCAACAGTGAGTTCAACAGATGATTCCCACTTTGCCTTCGACGGAACAATCTTTGTAGGTCCGCTGCGAACACCATCGACAGATGATTCCATACGATATGCAGAAGAAGCCTTCTTGATTCTTTCAACTCTTTCTTCATTTTCGTCAAATTGAGCGGTTTCTGGAACCTGTTCCTCAGTGACTGATATTTCCTCACTCTTCATTTGTTATGCTCTCCATATAAAGGTTTTTCATAATTCTCTTTAGTGACTCTTTATCCAAATCGGTTTCAATTAAATCAAGTTCTGTATTGATGATCGTAAGAGTATCTTGTGCAAGATCCACCTTTTCATCATCCTGAAGATTTGTAGAAAAGTCTTCTATGACAGACAGATCCGCTACATTAAGTTCATATAAAGCATCAATAAATGTTTCGAACATACTTGATTTAGTTTTATTCTCTACAACTATCTTTACAAATTTGTTCTCTAACTTTTTAGTGAGTTGACTCTTGAGAGTTTTGAGTGACTCTTTGTCTGTATCGTCATAAACAAATGAGTAGAACATTCTCTCTGGATTCTCGACAAACTCTAGTTCCCTTGTCTCTGTATCCAGAACGTGAAAGCCTTTCGCATCATTCAGGTCACTAAAAGTAATCTGGTATTGCGTACCAAGATAAAAGACATTGTTGTTGTGACTCTTTGAATGAAAATGCCCACTCAATACTTTCTCGAATCTCTTCACACAACTATCTGACATACCACCACTGAACTTCACACCTCGAAGAACTTCGTAACCATTGAACTCAAAATGCCCAGCAACGATTGGACATTTGCACGAAGAAAGAAAACTCAACGAGTCATCTTTGTTTTCTTCATTAATCCACGGAACAAGTCCAACGCATAAGCCATCATATTCAACTACAACAGGCTTTTCGTGTATGTGTATGTTCGAATAACCAGACAAAAGTTCCTTTGGTGAATTCACCTTGTTGGTGTTCTTATAATAAGTGTCGTGGTTTCCGAGTAATAAATTGATATTGACACCCATCTCCTCCATAGGTGTCAATACCTTTTCTCTCACCATCTTTAGAGTACTGAAGTTCACATACTTTCTACGGTCGAAAAAATCACCAAGATGAATGACATTCTTTATGTCGTTATCTTTCAGATAAGGAAAGAAAACATTTTCGTAGAATGATATGAAGTGTTCTAAAAATAAAGATGAATCATTTCTCGCACCGAAATGCGAATCATTCACACACGCTATTTTCATTTATTCTTTTTCCCTTTTCCAGAAAACTTATCTATATCTTTGTCTGTCAATTCAAACTCTTCCTTGAGAGCCTCTTCTACTGTCTTATCAGTATTCTTTTCGAAATAGTTTTCCTTGAACCATTTACATGTGTGTTCTGGATTCTCCTCCATCAACTTATACTTGATATACATCTGCTTCTTTTCCTTTTCTATTCTTCTAAGAAAAGCAAAATAAGTTATCTGTGTAAAGTAAGAAAATGGATTCTTTGATTTGTCTGGATCAAAGTTATGTGCGTACATGATGCAGTTTTCTATTGCATCACTCACCATCTCATCCCGAAAGGAATACTTCACAAAGTTTCCCTTCTTCGAGAGGTTCTCTGCTATGTTCATAAAACACAAACCGATGTAGTCGGTTACAGGAGGCATAGGATCTCCTTCGTTCTCTGCCTCCTTAACCAACTTAATCCAGTCTTTCATCTCATTGTAAAAATGATCATTGTCGATATAATGCGTACTTTTTTTCATAAACGAATTTTACACTCCACGTTTTATTTGTCAACTTTTTTTCTTGACAAGTCTTGTTTCACCCTTATAATTCCCTGTGTTAAGGGAGAGAAAGGAAATATAAAGTTACTTATAGTCCTCATTAGATAAGTCCGAATCCCAATCAGTCCAACGATTTCCGTAATCAGGATGATTCGTATCGTCTCCAGTGTATTCATCGGAGATATTTTCTGGATTCATTTTACTCTTGCCCATATACATCTGTTCCAGATACTTGAAAAACTTAGGCGAGATTATACCATCTGAAACTAGATCTTTCAAGTTTTCGATTGAGATATCCATATTCATATAGATTCGATCCTGCTCGTCTTCTGTTTCTGGTCCATCGAAGACATCCATCAGAGGATCTCCCTCATTTTCCATATTGAGCATTTGACGAATCAGATCCTCAACTGTTCCATGATCACCCTTACCTAAATCAGCAGTTGTTGCTTTAGGTGGGTTTTCGTCCATCTGGACTTTGGCTTTATCGTACATCGTCACTACCAGTTCATCTGGCTTAAAGATGGATGTGATATGAGTTTCTTGTATCTTTGCTTCATTATCATCAGTATAGGCAATCCAGTCTCTCAGAAACACCATTTCTTTCTGAGCATTACTCCAACCGTTCATTACGATTTGTGTTTTAAAAATCATCGGACGTTCAAGAATCAACTTACCATTCTCTTTGCCCTTGATGTTTCCGATGATTTCTTCGCCACTACTTAATTTAATGATTCTATAGGATGTTTTCATCTGAGCCTCCTCGAATCCGTATGGCAATTTGTTCATAATTAAAACCTTCATTAGTATATATTTTAATTCTCTCGTCGAGATGTTTGAGAGTGTGGTTCTTATAACTCTTGTAGCAGAGATCGTCACCTATGTCGTAAAGTTTTGCAATATCCTTTGTGTCAGAAGTTCGAAGTCCTCTACCGATTGACTGAAGAACTCGAATAACAGACTTAGAGGGAAAGGCGAAAACAATGTTATGAATGTTTTTGATATTGATACCAGTGGAACATGTTCCGTATGATGCCAATAAAATCGAGTTCTCGTTCTTATCAATGATCTTTCGAATCATTTCACGCTCTTCAACATCTGTGCTACCGTGAATGAAGTAAACAGGCTTGTCCGTAGCGTCCCGTAGACGCTCGTAGAGAGGTTTGCCGTGCTTTTCCACATAGTTGAACAGTACAAGCGTGTTTCCCTTCAATTTAGTTGATAAATCAATAATGAATTGATTTCTTTCATCGCTGGATACAAGCCAATCAACTTCTTCCTGATACTTTGCCCTTTTTACTTCAGCACACTTTTCTTCGTCGTACTTGAGTGTTATGCAGTTGATCTTGAGTTGAGACAGAATATTCTTCTCGATCAACTTGACCGTCGAAGTGACACGAACGGTTGGACCGAACAGTCCTTCAATGACCAACTTGTGCGTCTTGGTATTGTCCAAGGTTCCTGTGGTTCCGATGCGAATGTGTGCGTTCTTCATCTTTGTCATCATGTCAACCAATGACTTGGCTTTGTATAAGTGACATTCATCACCGAACACACCTTCTATGTCGTTGAAGTATGACTCTGGCATTTTATAAAGACTTTGCCATGTTGAAATAATCACTCTGCAACTAGTAACTTTTTCTTTACCAGAAAATATGACATGAATATCCTTTTCGTTAAAAGTAGGATCTAGTTTCGAGTAATCCAAAAGATCGGATTTCATCTGAGAAGCCAATCCTGTGGTTGGAACAATGATCAAAAACTTCTTAGAAGGATCTGTACATGAAAGGTAGTATCGAAGAAGAGTATAGATTATCAGAGACTTTCCGCTACCAGTCGGTGAAAGAAGAAGACATCTCTTATTCAAAAGAGCCTCTTTGATTGCCTTATATTGGTGATCGTGAAGACTAATTTCTTTCTTACCATCACTAATCTTCAAACCTTTTATGAAAGTATCAATATCTTCGCAACCATAATTTTCTTGTTTGTGAAGATCTAATGAATATGAATAGTTTCTGTCTTCGCAAAACTTCTTCAGATGAGAAAGTAAACCCGTATAGATGGTTCTGTTATAGAAATTGAACAGGCGAATTTTGCCGTCCCAGAACTTGTTTCTATATGCAGGAGTGTATTGAAAATTGGGAACCATGAACGTGAAGAAGTCGCTAAGTTCTTTAGCGAAACCTTTATCGCATTCAACCTTGAGGTTTACCGCATCCAGTTGTTTTATCTTGAATTCACTCATTGACCATTTGTAAACTTGATCCAATCAATGGCAGAACGAATATTCCATTGTCGATTGGAGATAACTTTAATGATGTTCTCTAAGTAATATATAACAGATTTTTGATACTCCAATTTGTTGGAGATCAATTGAAGTTCTTCATCCGCATTCAGAAAACGATCTATGTCAGTTTTCAGAATGCTGAGTTGGAATGGTTCCCAACCAAAGTCGGCGAGTTCTTCCTCTGAAAGTTTACCTGTATAATACAACCACTTATACTTTTTCAGTCTGTTGTAGTCGTATTCTAACTTAGACGCTTTTAGTTTTTCGTCAGTCAGAAAGTTTAGGTATTTCGAATGTAGTTGAGGAGTTCTCAGGGATTCGCTGTCGAGTTCTGTTTCATCAATCTTAAGATCGGCTTCAACCATTTGCCGATATTCACTTAGTGTCATGTTTATACCTCTACTTCATGTAATTCAAAATGGGAATAACCAAACGTAACTGTTCCTGTTATCGGTGCAGTTATGGGCTCTAATGATGTAAATTCAATTGGACTTAGTATCAGAGGAAATGCATCAACGAATACCAGTCTATGGGTTTCTCTGTAAGCACTATTCTTGATGGATAGTGTTATATCTGAGGTGCTTTCTCTTCTGTTGTTGAGACTTCTTTCATTTGTCAAAAATGCCATTGATTCCATCCACCTGTACAACTCTTGGTAGTTTAGAAATCTTTCATCTACTGCATAACCAATAACAAGGGGAGAAAACTCATATCCACTGCCTGGAAATGCTGGAGCAAGTCCAAGTGTGGTTGGCTGTGTCAACTCACTGAAAGAAAATTGTGGCACGGTTACGCTTTGAACAAATCGCTCGAAGTTTGGAATTCTTGGAATGCTGAGTTGGAAATAATTTCTGTTCAGAAAATTATTATCTTGAGTTCCGTCGTAAGTCACACCATATGAACGATATTCAACGTCTGGAACGTCTTTGTACCTTCTTGGTAATGGTTCGAATTGATCAGCCATACATTCTCCGTTTTAGTATGTATAAAAGAAAAGGGAGAGAGCATATGCTCTCTCCCCGTTCCCATTCAGATCTTCAATTCTATCAGGTGTTACCGTGGAGGTTCTTGACAGCAAAGAGTCTGTAGTACTGGTTACCACCAGCGGTTGTGAGGCTTGAGTTCTCGGCGAATGGGTTGCTGACCATTCCGTAGCGAGTCTTGAAGCCGATCTTTGGCTGGAAGGTGTTCTCACCGACTGCTCTGACCATTTGTAGTGGAACGTATGGGCAGTAGAAGAGTCCGGCGTCGTATGGTGATGTACCCTTGTAACCGACACATACGAAGTTAGCGTTTGTTGCGCTGTATGGGTCGATGTAGACGCGGATCTTACCGTTAAGAAGTCCGGCGAAGGTGTTACCTGTGTCATCAACATCGAGTTGCTGGTTGAGGGCAGGAGAGATGTTGAGGAATCCACCCATGGCGAGGGCTGAAGCAACATCTGATGAGCAGATGATGAAGTTACCCTTACCGCGACGAGTTTCCTTGGCGATGACGTTGCACTCACGCTCGATTTGGAACATAAGTCCTCTGAAGCGTTCGGCTGACCAACGACCGTCTGAGTCAGCAGCGAGGTCATAGACACCGCTACCATTACCGCTTGTGTAAGCGTTTAAGTCTGGCTGAGCAGCACCGATCTTGGCGTTGAAGTAGATGTTGCGAACGAGTTCGCGGTTGATCTCGGTGAGGATCTCAGTGCTGAGGATGTTAGCAAGTTCTGTCTCAGCGTCAAGTCCGTGAACAGCCTTGAGGTCCTGAGCGAGTTCTGTGCTGTACTCAGCCTTGAGGGCGCGAGTTCTTGCTTCAACAGCGACTCTTTCGATGGTGAATGCCATTTGCTGGAATGCTGTTCCGTTACCAAGATCTTCAGCGTTGGCTGCTGAGATACCTTGGAAGTCTGGACCGAAGATCGCAGCGCGAGTTTGCTCTACTGTGGTCATTGAGATGCCTGGAGGAATTGCGGTGAAGGTAACACCACCGGCAGCGGTTGTTGTTGCGCCGGTTGCAGTATTACCCTTACCGGAGAACTTAGCAAACGCTTCTTGGAAGAGTGCTTCGTTTCCGCCTTGGCTGTCGTACTTGGACTTCATGGCGAAGATCAAGCCGGTTGGGGCGCTCATTGGCTGAACACCGCAGATGTCGTATGCCATGAGGTTTGGCATTGAACGACGGATGAGGCTGATTAGAACTGGATCGTAACCAGCGATGTTTCCTGCTTGGTTAGCACCCTGGCTAACGCTGAAACCACCACCCATGGCGTTGGTTGGAGCCTCAGCGAGGTATTGCTGACGCATAGCCTTCTCTTGGTTTTCGAGAAGAACTGCTGTAACCTTAGCCCTGTATGAATCACCGATTCTGTCGAATGAATCGTGTTGTAGAACTGGGTTCCACTTTTCCACAAGATCGTCGTACGCTTGTGTTCCGTAGTTTTCGAATTCAGATGACATTTGTATCTCCTTTGTATGTCTCTATATTTATATTTTTTCAGGCTTCATAGAGCCTTTTTTTCTCTGCTTGTCTATCGAGTGCTTCGATATATCTGCTAACTGATGAGGTGTTCTCTGAAAGGAACTTGCTTGGTGAGGCAACTTCTTCCACATCTTGACGGGAAGATT